TGCCCTCTGTTTTCTCTCTCTTTTTAGCCTCTGTATCGTCACCTTCCCCTTTGTAATTAAATATGCAGAATATGTCAATAGTCTAATAGCCGTTATTAAGGAGGATTGATTTTGCCTCGAGACAAAAAGGTGGAGCGCCACATGACGTCCCTCCATCTACGAAAAACCGTTCATGACAAGCTGAAGGTTCAAGCGGCGCTCGAAAACAAGTCCATCACCCAGTTGATCGACGACCTCTGCGAGATGGGGCTCAAGGTCAGGGCCGAAACGAACAAGGACCGCCTTGAGCGGTTCCTCGACGTAGCGCGTCACATTGCCTAGAGCGATACCGCGGCTCGTCTTTCCCTGGCCGCCGTCCGTCAACCGGATTTGGCGGCACGGCAGGGGCCGCACCTACCGATCAAAGGAGTACATGGCGTGGAAGAGGGAAGCATCGATGGCAGCGAGAATCCCCGGCCCGCCCGTAGAGGGCCCCGTCGAGGTAACCATCCAAGCCCATCCCCCGGACAAACGCCGCCGCGACCTGGACAACATCATCAAGCCGATTCTCGACGCCCTCGAGGGTCCGATCTTGGTCGACGACTCGCAGGTAGTGGCCTTGGCCTGCCAATGGGACCGAACCATACCGAAAGCGACATTGCGGGTCACCATCCAGCCAGTTGCAGTCTCTGCGGGGGGCGGGGAATGGTGACGAGGAGATGGCGCCCGCATTACCTCAAGGATTGGACCATCGCCATGCTGGGAGGCATCGACGCCTGCCCGGCTTGCACCGTTCACTCGGAGTTCGAGTACCGTGTCAAAACGGCCGATAGACCATGACGTTTACGCCGCCTGCGACATCTGCGGTGCCCGTGGATGGTTGGGGGGACGAGGCCGGCCGATGGTAACCATAAGCAGGCCCGCGCCCGATCCGCCCATCGGCATGATCGAAAAGGTCTGCCTCAAATGCCGCCAGCCATTCATGGCCGAGGACCGGCCCGGCCACCGCATCTGCACTCAATGCAAGGGAACGCGCGAGTGGAAGGACAGCGGTGACAGTTTCAATGTCGGGTGGGCGAGGTGATGAGCATCAAGGCCGTTGAATGGGCTTTCAAGCAGGAACTGCCGCACACCCGCAAGTTCGTTCTGGTCGCCCTCGCTGAGTTCGCCAACGCCGGTGGTGAATGCTTCCCCTCGCAGACGACTGTTGCCAGGAGGTGCGGCATCGCCCGCCAAACCGTCAATGTGGCCATCGCCAACCTGAAAAAAGAGGGCCTCATCGAGTGCAGCACCAGGCACCGGATGAATGGATCCGATACGTCGTGTGAATACAAAATGATGATGAATTTGACCGCCGACCCTGTGACTGAGGATCACACCCCCTGTCATCGTGGAAGACACCCCCTGTCATCCTCCAAGACACCCCCTGTCTCCCAGGATGACACCCATAACCGTAACTTAACCGTAAGTATAACCAAAAGAAATATAACAAAGAAAAGATCACCTCAATTCGACGACTTTTGGACCCAATACCCGAAGAAGGTCGGAAAAGGCGCTGCGAGGAAGTCCTACGCCAGGGCCCTCAAGATCACATCCCACGAAGAAATCATGGCCGGCCTGTCCCGTTACATGCCGGACCCGCAGTACACCTGCAACCCAGCCACATGGCTGAATCAGGAAAGGTGGACGGATGAACACACACACCACGAAAGCCATCGCCAAGAAGGAAAACGCACTTCCGCTGACAGACTCCGCTCCGCTCTTGCCGGAGCCGCTAGAGCATTTGACCGCTGACGGGCACCATCCCACCGTCTGCATCGGCTTCCATCACTCGGATTGGACGCCGCCACCACGGCTGACGCCAGGAGCCAAGGCCCACCTACCGGCGACGCTGCAAGCCTACCGCGACAGCATGAGGCCGGCCGACCCCGACATGATCAAGGCCGTCATCATGCGGCTTACAGTCACCCAGCGCCGCGAAGACCTGCCTGAAGGAGCGTGGAAGATCATCGTCGAGGACTTCATCGCCGACCTGGCCAGGTATCCAGCCGACATCATCGCCGACGCAGCCGTGAGGTGGAGACGGACGAATAAGTTCTTCCCCACCATTTCCGACATGGTCAGCCTGTGCGACCCGCCGTACAGGAGCCGCACGAAGACCGGAAGGCGGCTTGCCATCCTCGAACTTGTCGACGCCAACCCAGCACCTAACGGCGACGTCACCGCCGAGTGGGTGCGCCAGGTCATGCGGCCAATCCCAGGGGCCATGCAGACGCACAACAAACCCAGGCACATCAACCAGGTCATGGAAGGAATACAAAATGACGCGGCCCGATAGACCGGCGTTCGGCAAGGCAGCCGGCAAACCGCCAAGCTGGTTCGCTAGAGTGCCGACCAAGGCGATATGGGAAGTCACCAGGGGAAGCGGCAGAACGAAAAGCAAAGTCACCCGTGGCCTCTCACCAGGCAACCTCCACGTCCTTTGCTGCCTTTGTGCTTACGCCAATAACCAAGGCTTCACATGGCCAGGGCGGAAGACCATCGCAGCCACTATCGGCGTCGATCCAGCCATCGTCACCAAGGCGCTGAAGAAAGCCGAAACCCTCGGCTACATCAAGAAGGTCAGTAAGCATCGGTCGGAGCCGAAATGGCGCCACGTCTATGGAACGGTCTGGCGGATCATCCATGACGACGGGATGACCGACGAGGAATTGGTAGACCGGATGAACCATGACGACCCGGCACCGATCCAGGAGGAAGACCTGCCGGCAGCAGACAAAACAATCACTGATAAACAGGACGGCGTGGCGGCGGGTAATGAACTAGTTGATGTGGTGTGTGGCACAAGAATGGCTTGGTGGTTTGCGCGGCTGGTCGGTGACAGGATGGGCGTCGTCCGGCTCGTCAACCCTCGAGCCGTCAAGGCTGCGGCCAAGGCCCTCGAGTTGCACGGCGGCGACGAGGCCAGGCTGAAGGCCAGGGCCGAGAAGAGGGTGGCCGTGTGCCTTGCGGAGCGCCGCGATCCACCGCACCACCTGGGTTGGCTGACCTAATGTCAGTAGTCAAAACGAACCAATTGACTTATGCCATGGCGTCGGCTTTTATGCGTTCACCGGCCACGGGGAAGGCGACCCTTCCCCCCCCCGGCCTCGGTACGTGTATTGGGGGGTATCACAAAAATCTCCCCCAGTTTTTCAATACGGCGGTTTAGCCATGCAGTCCCGTTTTAATTCAGTCATCGAGGTAACCGTCGGCAGGGTCGGGATGTTGCTTTTGGCTGCTGTATTTTCGCTGTGGTGGATTCCCGCCGAGGCTGGTTCGTTCCTGGAGTCCCTTTGGGTGACGTGGCCGTATGTCGCCATCGCCTGGTTCTGGAACCTTGCCGTCAGGCGAGGGTTCGAGATGCAATTTTTCAAGTCTTTGGCAAGGAGTCGAAATGGTTATCCAATCGATGATCACTGAATCCGAGTGGGTTGACTTTGCCGCCAATGCGCTCCCTGGCGATTTGATAGTTTATTACCGCGGCCGGACCCCTTCCGGTTCATCGGAGGTTTTTAGGATAGTCGGGGCCGCAGCCGACGCCGGTGATTTCTCATTGACCCAGAAGATCGTCGTGAATTTATCAATCCCAGGGGGCGAGGGCCGGATTTTCGAGTACCGGGCCGAGAGGATTTCGGCTCACGCCTGGACGGCAACCGACAATCTCAGGCGCGGGCCGGATCTTTTTTCCGCATTTTGTGGGGGGTCGGCCTGATGGTGTGGTTCTACGTCGGCTGGCTGGTCAGTGGTGGCGTGGTGTGGTCGTACACCGCCGGCCTGGATGAATGCACGGCGCGGGCCACGGCCTTGCCGGCGTCGACGATCTGGATGCAGGGTTGCCTCACGGGGCCGGATCTTTTGGCTGTCCTGGAGAAGTCCTGATGCCGACCGTCCCTTGCCCGGAATGCGAGGGAAGCGGCCTCATCGAGAGGGTCAACTGGAACGGTCCCTACCTGGAGCCGTGTTCGTATTGCTACATGAGCCTCGGCGAGGTCGATATCGATGACGAGGAGGAAGATGATTAATCCCGTGCGGAAGGAATTGAAGAAATTAATGAAGGAGGAAATCGACAATGGCTGAACGATATGACTTGAAGACCCCCCGGAAGGGGAAGGACGGCAAGACCTGGTGGACGAAGATCGGCGTCGCCTTTCCCATGAAGGAGCGGGACGGCTTCAACCTGACGTTCGAGGCCCTGCCGGTGCCGCAGCTTAACGACCGCGGCGAACTGGAGGTCCGGGTGACCATGTGGCCGCCCTTCGAGACGGAAAAGCCGCTGATGAGGAAGGCCGAGGACGCCCAGGCGCCGTTGAGTAAGGACAGGGATATCCCGTTCTGATGGCCGGGTCGCCCAATCCGACCGGAAGGTTCGGCGGCATCCGGGCCCTGGAGCGCCGCCTGCGTGGAAGGTGCGACATCATCGAGCAGAACAAGGAAGGCGTCGCGCAGACTCTCCTCGACGTGGCCAGCGCCAAGCTGACGGACGTGGTTGAGTGGGATGCCGAGGGCAACGTCAAGGTGAGGCCGTCGGCCGACATCCCAGACAACATCGCCGCGGCGATCAAGAAGGTCAGGGTGTCCCGCAACAAGGACGGCGACCCGACCTTGGAACTCGAGATGCATGACAAGATCTCGGTCCTTCGGATCCTGGCCAAGGCAGCCGGCCTGCTCGAGCCGCCCGACAGCGGCCCCGATACGCCATCGGTGGTCGGCATCAAGATAGTCGGGCCGGAAGTGGTGACGACCACATACGAGGAGATCGAGGGCGATGGATCACATTGACTGCCCCTGGTGCGGCGCCGCATGGACCAGGGTGATCCCCATGAACGGGCACTACGTCTGCTGCCGGTGCAAGCGGCCGGTAGCCGATTGTTGTGATGGTGAAACGGCGCAACCCGGTGGCGAAGGCCCTGCGGCTGCGGAGGTTCGGGCTGCGGATCGTGAGGAACCGGATGAGGTACTTCCGCAAGGTCAAGCACCCGAAGCGGGGGCGTGATGACCAGACCGGCTGTTGATCCTTTTGATATAATGTTTCGGACATTACGAAAGGGAGACAGGACATGTTCGAGACACATTTTGCGGCCGCTTACTTGGTGTTGCATCTTACCGGGGCGCAGCCGGTGGTTATACCGATGGAGAGCATGGAGGCGTGTATGGGCGCCGAAAAAATATACCAATCTTGGCTCGCCACCTGCGTTGCGACCCGAACGAAATTCTACAAACCAGATGCTGATAAAAGCCCAGGTGATCTAATTGGACCCAACCGCCACTCTCAACCTTGACTTCTCCAAGGCCCCGACGGTCTGGGAATTTCTCCGCGACGATAGTTTCGTCAGAGGCATCGCCGGCCCGGTGGGGTCCGGCAAGTCCTACGCCTGCGCCGCCGAGATCATGCTCCGCGCCGTCAAGCAGAAGCCGTCGCCTCGCGACGGCATCCGCTACACCCGCTTCGCCGTTGTCAGGAATTCGTATCCGATGCTTCGGACGACGACCCTGAAGACCTGGATGGAACTGTTCCCGGAGAACATCTGGGGCAGGGCACGCTGGTCGCCGCCGATCACCCACCACATCAAGCTGCCAAGCCGCGAGGGCGCCGCCGGCGTCGACGTCGAGGTGATTTTTCTGGCGTTGGACCAGCCGAAGGACGTCCGTAAGTTGCTGTCCCTCGAACTGACCGGCGCCTGGATCAACGAGGCCAGGGAACTGCCCAAGGCCATCATCGACGGCCTGACGCACAGGGTAGGCCGCTTCCCGACAAAGGCCGACGGCGGCCCGACGTGGCGCGGCATCTGGATGGATTCCAACCTTCCAGACGACGACCATTGGTGGTTCAGGCTGGCCGAGCGCGGCGAGGCGCCAAAGGGCAAGTTCCCCTGGAAGTTCTACCGCCAGGCGCCCGGCGTCCTCGAGATCCCCAAGACCGAACTGCCCGAGGAGCCCGAGGCCAACGGCTTCGTCCTTTCCGCCAACAGGTGGTGGATGGTCAACCCAACCGCCGAAAACCTGTCCAACCTGCCCGACGGATACTACGAGCAACTGGTCGGGGGAAAGACCCTGGATTGGATCAAGTGCTACGCCCAGGGCAAGTACGGCTACGTCCAGGAGGGGAGGTCGATCACGCCGGAATACGACGACGAGGCGATGACCGTCGAGGGCCTGGAGTACGATCCCGCGCTGCCGTTGCAGATCGGCGTCGATTTCGGGTTGACGCCGGCGGCCGTTTTCGGCCAGCGGCACATTTCGGGCCAATGGCGCATCATTCACGAACTGGTGACATTCGACATGGGACTCGAGCGATTCGGCAACCTTCTGAAGACGGAATTGGAGACGCTTTACCCGAAGGCCGAGGTGATGATATGGGGGGATCCGGCAGGCCAGCAACGCGACCAGATATACGAGGTGACCGCCTTCGATCATTTGAAGACCTTGGGCCTGATGGCGAGGCCGGCCGCCACCAACGATTGGAAGACGCGCCGCGAGGCGATGGCCGCGCCGATGATCAGATACATCGACAAGCGTCCCGGACTCCTCGTCGACAAGAGGTGCGGCCGCACCCGCAAGTCCCTCGCCGGCGGCTACCACTTCAAGCGGATCTCGATGGGCGCCGGCCAGGAGCGGTTCAAGGACGTGCCGAACAAAAATGAACATAGCCATGTCGGCGACGCATATGGATACCTCGTTTTAGGCGGCGGTGAACACAAGCGGATGACCAAGCGGTCTGTTCACTGGACGCGGACGCCGGTGGCCAAGCACGACTTCGATGTCTTCGCTTCTGAGTGACATCCAGGGCCTCAACCGGCGTTTCGGGCTGACGGATCCCAAGCTGGTCGAATTCCACCCAGCCCTTGTCCGCATGATGACGCCGCGGGCGACGGATAGAGTGTTCTTCGATCACGTCGATGATTTCCCGTCCATCCTCGATGGCTATTCCCGCATGGGCCCGTCCTACTGCGCCGTTCTTCACGGCAAGCCCCTGGCCGTCTTCGGATGCATCCCGCTATGGAAGGGCGTCGGCGAATGCTGGCTGGTGACGGACGAGGACCTGCCGCGAATCGCACGACCGTTTCATCGCGTAACGAAGGAAATATTCAGGCTTTTTATGTCGGAGTTATGCCTGTTTCGCCTTCAGGTCACGGTTCATTCACGTAATCGTCTGGCTGTTAAATGGATCGAAAAACTTTATTTTAAGCGGGAAGGTCGTCTGCGCTCGTTTGGCCCCGACGGCGAGGATTTTTTTATGTATGCGAGGATTGACAATGGCCGGACTATTTTCGTCACCGAAGGCGCCGCCACCCCCTCCGGGGCCTGATCCCGAACTTCTGCGCCGCCAGCGCGAACAGGACGAGCGGCTGGAATCCCGCGAACGTCGTTCTTCCGAGGAAATCGCGGCGAGGAAGCGGTCCCGCCGGTCGGCAGGACGGAGGTTGCTTCTGGGCTCCCGAGAAGATGCCTTCCTGGGCGTTCCTGCGCAGACCACCCTGGGGCCCTCCTATTCCCGCGAGCGGGCCGGACGGACGGTCTGATGGGTGGCTTTGTTTCCCGCGTCTTCACTATCTTTCCCGACGTCAGGCGCAAGACACGCGAATTGCAGCGCACCGTGCCGGCGGCGACGGCCCGGCGGGCCGCTTCCGCCGACACCAGCGTCGCACAGGGCACCGCCGCAGCACGCCGACGCCGCCGCAGAAGGCCGCTTCTTAGCGGTTCGTCCTTGGGCGTTCCCGACGTCGATTCCGCCACCGGGCTACAGACGACCCTCGGCCCGCCGCGATGATGACACCCGAACAACTGAAGAAGCGTTACGACACCGCATGGTCGCGCAAGGAGCAGTGGCGCGACCTCTACGAGCAGTGCTACCAATACGCCCTTCCCCAGCGTAATTTGTATGACGGATACTGGACCGGCGGCAGCGGCGGCCGCCAGAAGGGATCGACGGTTTTCGACTCGACGGCCGTCCACGGCGTCCAACGGTTCGCCAATAGGCTACAGTCGGGCCTCTTCCCGCCCGACAAGGAATGGATGACCCTTGAACCAGGCAGCGACATCCCCGACGACGTCAAGGGAGAAGTCCGCCAGGGGTTGCAGGGATACACCGACAAATTCTTCACGCTGCTTCGCCAGACTAATTTCGATTTGGCCATGGGCGAATTCCTGATGGACCTCTGCGTCGGCACCGGCGTTATGCTGGTCCAGCCCGGCGACGACCTCCAGCCGATTACCTTCCAGGCCATCCCGCAGTTCCTCGTCGCCCTGGAGGAAGGGCCGCATGGCACCGTCGAGAATGTCTTCCGCAAGGTCCGGGTGGCGGCCGAGAACATCCAGCGCCAATGGCCGGACGCCAAACTTCCCGACAAGCTGGAGCGTCTCATCGAAGACAAGCCGCAGGAGCCCGTCGAGTTGCAGGAATCGACGATCCTAGACGTGGAGGATGGCGATTACGGATACTACGTCTGCTACAAGGACGAGAGTAACGCGGCGCAGATTCTCGTCCATCGCTACCTGAAGACGAGCCCCTGGATCGTCAGCCGGTACATGAAGGTGGCCGGCGAGGTGATGGGTAGGGGGCCTGTCGTCCAAAGTCTGGCGGACATCCTAACCCTGAACAAAGCCGTCGAGTTGTTGTTGAAGAACGCCAGCCTGAACATCGCTGGCGTCTATACGGCTGTCGACGATGGCATCTTGAACCCGCAGACCATCCGCGTCGTCCCGGGCGCCGTCATCCCGGTGGCTTCCAACGGCGGCCCCCGCGGCCCCAGCATCCAACCCCTGCCGCGGTCGGGCGACATCCAGTTGACGCAGATCGTCCTCCAGGATCTGCGGATGAACATCAAGCGCACCCTGCTCGACGACTCGCTCCCGCCCGACAACATGAGCGCCAGGTCGGCGACCGAGATCGTCGAACGAATGCGTGAACTGGCGACCAACCTGGGATCGGCCTTCGGTCGGCTTATCACCGAGACGATGGTGCCCCTGGTACGGCGCTCGATGGCGATCATGGACTCCGCCGGCCTGATTTCCCTGCCGCTCAAGATCAACGGCCTCGAGGTCAAGATCGTGCCCGTCTCGCCCCTGGCGAAGGCGCAGAACATGGACGACGTGCAGGATGTCCTCCAGTGGCTCCAGGTCGCGTCGAGCCTCGGCCCCGCCGGCCAGGCGACGGCCAAGATGGACGCCATTTCCGATTACGTCGCCGACAAGCTGGGCGTGCCGATGCAGTTGCGGACGGACGACGACGAGCGCATGGAGATGGAGAACATGATGCAGGAGATGATGCAGCAGCAGGCGGCAGCGCCGACGCCGCCGGAAGGGGCCCCTGGTGCCGGTGCGTAAAACCAGGGGCGGTGGTTACAAGTGGGGTTCCAAGGGAAGGGTCTATTCCACCAAGGCCAGCGCCCAACGACAGGCTAGGGCGGCCCATGCTTCAGGCTACGGAAAGCAGAAAATGCCCAAGCGGAATAAATGATGGTCGATGTCGTTGACATCAATACGCCCGGTTGGGAGGGCGTTAATGCCGCCTCACCGGCGCCGCCGCCGCAGTCGGATACCGAGCAGGGTGAACTCGACCGCGCCATCAACAGGATATTCCAGACCGACGACGGCGCCAGGATGCTGGCATGGCTCGAGGATGCCTATCTGTCGCAGCCGTCATGGGCGCCTGGATTCGACACCGACTATGGGTTTTTCAGAGAGGGTCAAAACACCCTGATCCGCGAAATGATTCTTAGAGCCGAAAGGGCGAAGGAATGGCAGACGAAGTAGAAGCAGAAGAACAGGCAGGGTCAGCGCCGGAGGAGCCGGCACCGGAGGGCCTGCTGGCGGATATGGATACATCGGAAGAGGATGGGAAACCGCCCGCCGAGGAGCCGGACCATATCGACAGGGTGGCCGACGGCGAGAAGCCGGAATGGCTGCCGGACAAGTTCTGGGATGACGAAGCTGGCCCCGACTACGAGGCGCTGGCGAAATCGCAGAACGAACTCTACAAGAAATTAAGGTCCGGCAAGCACCTGAAGCCGGATGAGGGGGAATACGACCTCAAGTTCATCGATGAACGCATCCCCGACGACGACGACCTGCTGACCAAGTTCAAGACCATCGCCACCGACCGCGGCCTGACCCAGGACGACTTCGAGCAGATCGTAGGTATGGTGCTGGAAACCATGCCGGCGGACAAGGAAGCGCCCGAAGAGAAGTTCGACCGAGAGGCCGAGGTCGCGAAGCTGGGCCCCAAGGGCGAGGAGATCCTTACAGGCATCGAGAAATGGGGCCAGCACCTGGTGGAGAGCAAGGTCTGGACGGGAGAAGACTACAATGAATTTCAGATATGGGGCGGCACCGCGGAAGGCGTCCGCGCCCTGACGCGCCTGCGGCAGTTTTATGGCGAGAAGACGATCCCGGTCCACGCCGTTCCCGACGGCGAAGCCGCCCTGACGGATGGCGAACTCCAATCCATGATGGCAGATCCCCGCTATGAGACTGACCCGGGCTACAGACAGAAAGTTTACCGTATGTTCGAGCGGCAATACCCCTCCGATGATGGAGTGACCCCTGAATTGACGTGATGCTTCTCTCCCCAGCGGCGTTTAGACCTCCCTCTTGCGCCGCCAACTTCACCCCCCGCCTTGGTGGGGGGTTTCTTTTACCGGCGCCGCATGAAGGCAATTGATTCGCGAAAGCCTATTGACAATTTTTATGCGCCGTGGTCTTAGATGGCGTGACCCTACCTCGGTCCTTCCGAGCCGGTCGGTAAGGGCGGCAACCTAGCCGCAAGCCGCAGCCGGACGAACTGTCCCTACCTGCCAGGCGCTTTTTTGAACTCTTGGAAAGGAGTAGGGAAATGGCTGTTTCTCTCTCACAAAATTTTACCAAGCTGTTTGAGGCCGAGGTCAAGCAAAGCTACCAGGCCGCCAGGAAATTGGCAGGAACAGTCCGGAGTCGCACTAGCGTCATCGGCAGCACCGTCCAATTCCCGAAGATGGCCAAGGGGCAGGCTACCATTCATATTCCGCAGACCGACGTGGTCCCGCTTTCGATTACGCACTCCAACGTGACCGCGACTCTCTCGGACTATGCTGCGCCCGAATACACCTCGATCTTCGATCAGCAAAAGGTAAACTACGACGAACGCCAGGAACTGGTATCCCTCCTTGGGAATGCCATCGGGCGTCGCATGGACCAGATCGTTCTCGACGCGCTGTCGGGATCGAGTTCTTCGCTCACCGTTGCGAATTCGATTGGTGGATCGAACACCAACCTGAATTTCTCTAAGGTGCGTGAAGCCTCTCGTCTGCTCAATGGTCAAAACGTCCCGCAGACTGACCGTTACATGGCTATCCATGCTGATGGTCTTGCAAGCCTGTTGTCTGAAAGCCAGGCGACTTCTGTCGATTATGTTTCCGCCAAAAACCTCATGTCCGGCAGCATGGAATCTTGGATGGGCTTCAAGATGATCATGTTCGGCGACATGGACGAAGGCGGTCTTGCCATCGACGGCAGCAGTGATCGGACGTTCTTTGCGTGGCACAAGGATGCGATAGGCTACGCAGAGGGAATTGGGCTGAAGAC